TGGTGTTCTGGTACCTTCACATAATGAAGTCGAGATGTATCAATATCTAATAGTTTCGATTTTACATTACTCCAATTTCGACCCGGAGTTCCTTTCTTGTTAGCGTACTGAGCGGGTTGATCAGCCAGATACGTATCAAGAAGCGAAGTAGTTTCATCCATAACAAGAGAAAACGCAGGTAAGTCTTCGTCATTCTCTTTAGGAACCTTAAATTTCTCCGCATTGAAGCCGATGTAAAGGCTACGAACTTGTTCCCCATCTATTTCACCTCGATCTTTGAAATCATCGAAGTAATCACGCAGCTCTTCTCTAATTTTATACTGCGGTAAAGGCCTGTTAATTCCAGTTTCATCACAATATTCCTTATACAACCCATACGCTTGCTTCAAGGTTGTATAGTTCTGAGATTTGAAGACGTCATAATATGCTTCGATGAAGTTAAAGAAAATATCTGTTTGCAACATCATTGTCAAAGGACGGTATCCATTATAGTAATTCTTGCCCATACTCAAATATACCTTGAGACAATGTGATGCGATAGCCCCTAATTCAAAATCAATTTGGCTAAGTAACGTATTATAGTGTCTAACAGGTAATCTGACCCCGGATGGATTAATGTCAATTAATCTGCGTATAATCCCCGATTTTGCGTCAGTTATCTTGACTGGTTGATTAGTGCCAATAAACAAGAGGGCTTGAGATTTAGCGGTATAACTCGGCTTATATTTCTCATTCATAGTCATTAACTCATGTGAGACAATTGAGTTAAGCCGAGTGTTATCATCTAGCTGTGAAAGATCGCCATCGTGTTGTATAGCAACAAGAGGATTTGACTTAAAGGCCTCTGTGGCAAATGTGCTGTCACTTCGTCCTAATGCTTTTCCATCGAACGTGGTTGTATAGCCTTCGAACAACTTCTGAATAACATTCAGGATTGTTGATTTTCCTGAACCAGCTGGACCATAGAGAACAAAGAATTTCTGGATGTCTTTCGAGTCTCCAGCTACTATAGATCCAATGGCCCACTCAATCTTAGCCCTCTCGTCTACTGAATATAATGTTCCTACTAATTCATCCCAGGCTGAGATATCACCTTCCTCTAACGGATAACTTAGACGCTTACTAGCATAGTCCGTTTTCTTTACTGAAGAATTTGAAAATAGGATTTTAGAATCCAGTGGATGACTATTGTCACTTATGTTGGCCATATACTTTCGAAACTGCGCCCAAGCATTACTGCCGAATGAACGCATGTATCTGACCTGATATTTTATCCCCGTTTCTTTCCTAAGCTTCTCAGCTTCTTCTTCAAGATGCTTGTCAACTAGTCTTTGAACATCATACTCATCGCGAGACCATAGGCCTTTTTCTTCGTCCCATATTGCATAGAAGGTCCTACCTTGGACCATCAGATCTTGAGAACGTTCTACGACGAAGTCAGGATATAATTCAATACCACCACCCTTGACCTCTTTAGAACGAATCTCATAAAAGGCCATCTAGCTAAAACCTCCTTCCTCAATTAAGATTAGCTAGGAGGTTACGCTTGAACAATTTCGTTGACATACGCATTTAATTGATACCATATTTCAACTTTGGTTTGATCTTCTTGGGGGCAAATCAGGGGGAAGAATCCTCCCTTACCACTTCGATCATAAGTTCTCCAAAGGAAAGTTTCAATAATTTCATCCACTCCATTTAACTTGTCTCTATTCAAAGGATCGTAGAAATGATTCAGTCCAAGATTTTCAATCAGTCGCCAAGCCCAAGCAGGAGCTTCTCCACCCGCAACAAACTCGAGAATTCGACTGACTGCAATTATTACTTCAAGAACTGAAACATATGACTTGAATTCCAATTCAGGAAAATCATTTGGAATATCAAATTTATACATGAAGTCAGTTCTGAGATCTTTACCATCTTGGACTCGATTATCATCCCCTGAAATGAACCAGACAAATTCCTTCTTGTGCAGACACTCGAGTAACTGATCAAATGTCTGGTTGAAGTTCGGAGGAAATTCAATTAAAGAGATAAGCCACTGGTAATATGGTTCATCCGGCTTCATCTGGACTACGACCAATCACTTCAACTTCCCAACTTAATCGGACCCTACTAATCTCGTATTCAAGTTCTAATACAGAATTTCGTACATAAACTGTATTATAATCATCCGCACCATGTCCAAAATAATCTAGAGCATGGCCGATTAAACGATCTCGATTACTGAGAATTGTCTGTGGATCCGAATCATCAACAAGAACATCGTCAATAACATAATAAGTTAGTGCTGACTGTAAATATCCACTCTCGTTTGTGGCATATTCATCCTGATGAAGAACAAAGGGCTGATCGGGATCTCTCTTATCGATCTCAGTTTCCCAATCCCAATCATCATCCTTATCCTTCGGTACAGATGATGGCGGCCCAGTTCTAGTTGCCGGAGCAACCGGTCCTGGAGGACGAATCCGCTGAAGGCCTGGTTCATCCGTCGGCTCTTCTAGACGTGCATATTCGGTATGAGGAAGTTCTTCTTGTTCAGGAACATATCCCTTTTCCTGGACAAGATTTTCTAAATCACCCTTCTCCGCTTGAGCTTCTGCAGCAATAACCTTCCGCTGATACATTTCACGAACTTCAGCAATTTCCTTTTCTGCATCTGCATAGATCTCAGCCCGAAGCTTCTTCTTATTATAACGATAACCAACATAAAAGCCAACACCAAGACCAATTCCCAAGCCAACAGTAAAGGAAGTAATCATTTTGCCATCGAGACTTCGAGCTACAGAAGCAACCTGCTCGAGATCTCCAGCTACTGTTTCGATTTCAGTAGCCACCTGCTCAGCTACTGCCCCTGCTGCCATGATAAGGCCTCCCTATGCTCAATTTTATCAAAGATAATGCCGTCGACATTAAAGTCACACAAAACGGCTCCATTACGAGCGTTTACAAAATCACGAGCATTTTCAGTTTGTCCTTCAAAAACACCAAAGCTGATATGATTATCAGTTGATCCATCATCAGATAGAACCCAACCAACAATTGATCCAGCCTTAGTTCTTGGTATACCGAGACAATCATATACTTCATTCAAAAATACATGACCTCTCATTTTTAGTAAATCATTAGCATAATTTTGTTGACACTTGAGAAATATTAGATTATACTCGGGCTCTTTACTCCAAGAAGAACTATACTGATCGAAGAAACGAGCATAACCTGATACCTCGCCAGAAACTCTAGTGATTTCCTTTTTCTTTTTACCACCAGTATCGATTTGTGCTGTTTCTGAATCGAAACGGAAGTCTCGATCCTGATCCTCACCGTACTTTTCAATCACACGACTACGATATCTCGTGAAGGCTTCGTCGAGAGTTGCATATGCTGCGGTTAAAGCTGCATTTCTCTGAGAGAGAATGCGATGTGAGCTAGTTAGGGCCGCAATCCCAACCCCACTCGCGATAAGGGCGGGCATATACAGTCTAACAATACCGATAGCGGTCTGGTACCTGACGAGAGTTAAATCATGTTCACGATCTTTTTCGCTATACTGAGGATGATTCATAGCACGTACCTGGTCCATCTTCATTGCAGCTTCATCCAGAAGCCCATCCATCTTCAAGGTAGCTCGACATGCCAGAACAGTTCCACCAACCACACCCACAACACCAACTCCGAAGAGAACTGTGGGGGAAGCTTTCTGTAACTGTAAGGCATTTCGGCCCAGCTTAGTGGTAATAACCGCTGGAACTAATTTCATTATGTACTCCTTAGGTCCCTCTCATATGATCATAAAGACCAACAAATGATGCTTCTCTCATATTTATAGAGGATACTGGTAAAACACCAGCTTGAATATCTGCACAATCGCTTTTTAAATCTTGAATTATCTTTATATCAGATGAACCTTGTATATCTCCTTCTGGAATTTGTTCTAAAAAGAAATCACAAAAACGTTCAACTCGATAAACAAACTCTTCTAAACTAATTGACTCTCTTGCCATCAGTCAGTTCTTTCGTCGCCTGATACTTCCAATATATCTTGATCAGATACCACAGAACCTTTAGCAAGCTCCAATACGTTTTTAGTTTCATGCTTATCCTTAGTTGAGCGGCTGCGGGTTCGAGATGTCCAGTAAGTAGCCATCCCTAACTCGAGTAACCCCAGCTCCCCGAAGATCTGTCCAGCCCCACTTATGATCGGTGTGACTAGAGGGAATGCCAACAAGATCGTATAAATCTGCCACTGTCGCTTGTTCATAACGACTCACCAGGTCAAATAGTCGGTCGATTACTTCTTCAGCTTCTCCTCGCGACGACAAGACAATTTCATCGAAATCATGACGAGCACGTGCCATTCGACTCATTGCTCTTTGTGGTGCCGCGATCCTGCTACCTGAATAACGAGTATAATTAACATGTCCAAGTGGTCCTGACGGCGGAACTGTGGATCCTCCTCGACGACGAGAATCTCCAAAAATCAACTTCTCAATTCCGCCCGAACCAGCTTCCCAAAGCATATCACGTAAAGCTGGAAGCAAAATATCGAAAGAAACATAACGAATTGAGCTTTTTAGATCTCCAGCAATAAATGTCTCTCTAAATTGCGAGCGAAGAGACTTTTTCTTCCGAATAACTTCTCCCGATGTGACTTTTTCCACATTTTTATTCTCACCGGGGTTCTTACTTGCTTGACTATTCGGTGGAAATTCAGTTGGATCCATTTATGTCCTAACTTTTGACAAAAAGAGAGTACCGGTTAGGGCACTCTCTTTAATTACTTTAAGCTGCAGTAGGACCAGTAGGAGACTCTTCTGTTTGCTCTGTCTCCCTCTTATGCCAATAGACAAGTTCATCGATCGTGTTATTGACATGATTAGTGGCCTGTTCGACAAGCATAGAGCTGAGAACAAGCGTACCAGCATTGACCAGAAGTTTCTGAGAACCAGTCATCACCGTAGTATTGTTCTTGATGATGTCGCCGACAACCTTCGTTACACCGAGACTAGAAATAACATTGATCGCTAGCTTAGTCGTAGCCAATGAAAACATTTCAACTCCTTATTAATTGTCGCCCTTACCAGTCTCATCTTCCTGAGCTGGAGGCGTTTCTACAGGTTCGGTCTTTGGTTCTTCTGTTTCAGGAACTGAAGCTAACTCTGCTTTACCAGCCTCTATTTTAGCAGCCTCTAGAGCAGCTTCTTCAACCAGTCCAGCTGGAACGATGGAAGTAATGAACTGAATTCCAGCATCCACATCAGTAACCATTTCCATAAAGAGTTCCGAATATGCTTCCGAACCCTGGAACTCATCACGTAGCTGCTGATTCTTCTTGAAGAAACGACCGTCTTCAGAACGCTGGCCATAAGACATCAAGATAATGTTCTTGAACTCGGCGATGATTGCGGGAGCATCTGCAGAGGCGACAATCCGCTTCAGCATCTCAGACAATCCGCCTTTTTTGCTCATCTCGAGCTCGACTAGTTCAGCTTTGGAAAGATGGAAGTAGAAATCTTCTTCTACCTCATTTCCATCTAGATCTTTGTACTTGATTGTTTTCTTTAACAACTTATATTCCTCTCAGATCAGCAATTATACATCCAAGTCCAAGACAGACAATACTGAGAATTTGTATACTATAACCCCAATTTCCGGTTGCTCCATAACAACACAATGTGGTTAAAATAATGCCGAAAATCATTAGTTATCCCACTCTATATCACAGCCACGAGGCCAGTTTATCGATGAAAGTGCAGGAAGCTGGAGAAAGGGTGGGGATCAAAATCCACCACCAGACAAGGTCTGTTATCCTGAGACATAGTTGTCGAGATCATAAGCTCAACCAGCTTGTCGGGATTCCAGCCAACTTCATCGGAATATGCGGTAGGAGCAAGACCGAGCTCGTCGAAGAACTCGCTCAAACTAGCACCCATTTGCGCGTTGATAATATGATTAACATGATTCTCAGCACGCTTGAGCTCTTCCATTGTGCTCATGAAATAACGCCCAGTCAATGCATCCATACAAAGAGAACGACCTTCACCAGTAATAACAAGCTCTTTGCTCGGAGGCGAAGCATTTACACGATCCTGAGCAATATCATCACGAAGCTTCGTATCCTGACGATCGCCCAGTTTCTCGACAACCTTCTCCCTATACTCCTTGAGAGCACGCTCTGAAATACCGGAAGCAACTGTAAGTGCTACGACTCTTTTGGCGTCAATGCGATGAGCAAAAACAATAGCCGTGATAGTCACGACACCAGCACCAATAGGCGGAAGATAATACTTCCAAGTAAGCTTGACTACATCGAACTTAGATAGAGAAATGGGACCATAATGAATATAGTCTCCATTATGCTCATCCGAGTGCTCTAAATCTCTAGTGATTTCCCTATGCGCATCATCAAGAATTCTAGCTGCTCTAAATGACGCACGACCAGTTAACATTGCGGTACCAACAGTTCCCACAACCCCAACACCAGTTAGAATTGTGGATGAATTTTGATTCAATAGAAATTTTGCCTTATGAGCAATACCAGCAAAATACATATTTACCCTTTCAACTTTGTGGATGAGGTGAACGATCGATACCTGTAGCTTTTGGATTTTGTTTCAAGGCCCTCTTTTCTGCCTGAGCTCGAGTATGGGCTCGAATGAATACGGAGTGGGAAAGACCCATTGGATATTTTAACACAACTCTATGAAGTCTTTTTTCCACGACATTAACACGACCTTCTTCGCATTTCACGCACGAAGATCCAGATAAGCCAGAGCCCGCCCGTGAAAATTGTCATGAAGATATCTCCCATGAACTTCCAAAATCCATATGTTTTCTTTTCGACTATATAGATCATATTCACCTCCTTCAAAAAAATTTAGGGCGAGGATGGCATCGTGTGAGCGTCTTCACCTTACGGCGAAAGTATCCATCCTATTATAACGCATGTTCACCGTGCGAGCTTTCTGTGTAGAACTCCTTGTATGTAACCGACATAATAAACAACAACAAGAAGGATTTTTTTCATTTTTCCTCCGGGGCAAAAAAACAAAAACAAACAACTTTACAACTTTACAACTTTGAAGATTTACAGATTACTCTTCATTATAGTGTGTGTTTTTTCTGCGAACAAAAAGGAAGTCCGTGTATCTGATGGACTTCCCTTTATGAAACTACCGACTGAAACGGGACTTCAGTGTCCGTCCACTCCGAACCGACAGCTCGACGAGATCCAGACCAATCCGGACGTACGCATACGTCACAAGACTGCGGATCGCGAAGCGAGCGATGGGGGCGGCGATGGTGGCCATGAAAATTCCTTTCTATAGGGGTTTCACTATAGGATGTGTTTTTTCTGCGAACAAAAAGGAAGTCCGTGTATCTGATGGACTCCCTTCTTGAGCTATGCGAACTGCAGGGCGTGAATCACTGTGCCATACAGCTCATGCAATCCAAGCGCCATGAGGGTGCCAAAGGCAACTACAATGACGATCGGGATTGAATGAAGCTTGAACATTAGATTCTCCTTTAGTGGAATAGCTTTCATTATATGCGATGTAATATCTACGACCTTTAGCCAAAATTCCCCCGGGGTTTTTTGAAAAAAATAAATACAATGTTGAGGTTGCGAAACAAAAAGATAGGTGGTGGAATTAGCACTCCATAGGTTTTCTCAATTCCTCTATGGATAGCCTCTACCTTTCTAATATAGTACGTGTTTCTACTGCGAGCAAAAAAGAAAGGACCCCCGAAGGGGCCCAGTCTTTTCAACTCTAATCAAGTTCTTGTGATCGGTCTGAGCAGCAACTGGAATGCTCTAGAAGTGATCACGTTCACGTGTTCGTGCTTGATGATCATGAAGATCCCTAGAAGATTCCCGAAGACTACTGTCAGATTGTCCTTGCTCACGGAGAAGGATTTATCTTCTTCCTTCAACCGCTGCATGGTGACAATTCTGTCTAGTATCTTCAGATATTCATCTGAGGATGGATCATGCTCTTTCAGCTTACGAATACTGTGAGCGATCTCATCTTCGAGCAACAAACTTACTGTGCTCTTACCAAACATAAGATTCCTTTCTGTTGAGTTTCATTATAGTAAGTGTTTTACTCGCGATACTAACTACTACGAGTAACTTCAAACCCATCAGACTCAACATCAGGAAAAACTACCTTAAAAATTACTTCTTTACTCGAATCGATAATCTCCGGATCACTATCTAATTCGAGAGAATACATCGTTATTCCATCTGTATTTTTATTAACGACGATATTACCGACATATTTTTGTTGTCGTCGCCCTAACATTCTTGCAATCATGAAGCCAATGTATAAGCTAAGAATTGTAATCAATATCATATAAATTAATAGCATTATCATCCAATTGGTAGGTTATCTTCATCTCGGCTAAAGACTTCAAAACTTCTTTCACCAGAAGCAGCATCTTGAGAGAGAATATGCTCCGTAATTCTGGTAACTGAAATAAGTCCGTCATCAGCTTGATACTCAATTAAATCACCCATACCATAATTCCGACCATAGACAAACATGTCAGTTGGAGTAACCTCTCCATCTACAGCTCGGATTATAAAGGCGTTTGCCAAAGTCTTTTTGGCAGCCGAACCCAACATTTTTTTAAGATCGTCAACATCTTCTTCTGTTAAATCAGCAACAGTTGAAAGTACAGTATCACCAACTCCAGAAATATCAGTGAATATTTGCTCAGCTCGACAATTAAATCCAGACATCTGATCATCTTCATCTGTTGGTGTAAGATAAGCTACACCAGCATTTGCTCCATCAGCAGTACCAATATCAACATTAGTACTTTGTGCAAACGAGAAGACTATCGTTTTGTATTGAGCTAAAGATTCAAGTTCTTGGATATTCTGCAATGAATCCAGATCGGCCGAGAATCGAACAATCTCATTTAGAGGATCGTCTGGTGAATCGGGTACTTGATTACTTGTTCGATCTAATCCTTTATAACTTAAGAAGCCAAGAGGTTCATCTGTATAAGGATCGAAATTAGCTGGTTCAAATATAAGCTTCATTCCGATTAGATAGGTCATGGCTATCCGCTTCATTTCATCATATAAAGGTGCAAACGAAACAGATAATGTTACTGGATCATCTGAGTCATCAAATTCATGCAGACCTATTTCAGGAATTTTAAGTTTATCCAAATATTTCTGAGGAATATCCGTATCATCTGGATTTAAGAAATCGCTATCAACACCAACCATCTGCTGTAGCATATACCATAATATTTCCCCCGGAGCTTTATCTTTGATCTTCCAATCTTTTCTTTTATGCAATTTTGACGTTCTAACAAATCTGTTATTGAGCCAAGGTAAAAGCCCAATACCTTTGTAGTTTAACGTGTCCCCATTGGGTTCAATAGTTTCCAGACTCATAAGTTCATTTGATTCATCTACACCAAGAAAGATACCTGGGGATAATTTTTTACGTTCGGGAGAATTTTTAGCAAAGACTATCTCACATTCACTATCTCCATAATATCGTTCTGTCCAAATAATTGATTCATAATCCTCAATAACATCTATTTTATCAAATGTGCCAGGTTCTAATGGATCATCTGAATTAAGAATATAAGTATAAAGCTCCATTAAATGCCACCAAATTTCTCAAAACAACTAAGCTCCCAGGTATAACCAAGTCCTGTTAATCCAGGAGATACTACAGAAAACTTATTATCTCCAGGTTGAAGCATGGGCCAAACAGAACCAAACATCACACTCTTGAGAATGTTTGTGAAGTGGCCAGTAGTTGAATCAACCGTTCGAACAAATTTCTCTCCTGGAACAGAATTCATCTGGAAGACAACGGTATCATCTGTGTGATAGACAACAGTAAATATCTGTACAGCTGGGTCCGCAACTTGCATTGAGGCTCGAGTAAGAGCTCCATAGGACATACTTACTTTAAACCCAACCGGTACAGTACCATCAATATGAACTATTTCTGCTAAAGTTTCCCAATCCTCTGGGCTTATTACACTTCCAGTAACAACCGTAGCTTCAACGGCTGTGAAATAAGGATCTTCACAGATAATTGAGATCACATATTCAGGATCTTTGGAGAAAGGATTTGCATCGCAACTCTCCACGACCCCGGAAATCTCTACTACACCAACTTCATCACTATCAAAAACTAATTTCACTCTATTCTTGGGAATAAAATAGGAATAGAGAAATTTCCGGAGAGTCTCGGCTGTATAACTACTCCAATCCGGATTCGGACGAAGAGTCATGACAATGTTACGAGAAGGAACGCTTGTGTCGATTGAACTTAAGCCATCTCTGGTAGATGCAGCAACAGTGTCAATATTCGCTTTGACCGGATCAAGTCCATCGATATTCTTAACTTGTACAAAATCGCTTTCGACAGGAAGATCTTCGTCAAAAGTTAAAGTGCTAGCCAATCCCAATGTGCTATATACGTCTACTGTTTTTAACATCAGATCCCCTTAAGTCGACGCCGTAGCAGATTTGAATTGGGACAACTGGTTCCTCGTCTGCCTATAGATTTCCTCATGCGATAATGCCTTGGGTGAGAAGTTATTCTGCTCGAATTTAATAGAACGTTCGCCAGCTTGCTTGACTGCATCAGTAATTTCCGCCGGAGACTGCCGAGCAGAAATAACAGAAGCGTGATCGAGAGCAATTCTACCGCTCAACGAATTCTTATTCAGTATACCCGATAGCTTTTTACTCCCATTTTGAACACCAGAAAGATCTAAGACAGGAGTGATCTTCGGCTCGGTATGAAGTAGATCATCGAAAGAGATACCATTCATTGTGTTCAACAAAGCAGCACTCATGTTGTCAACAGCAGTATGAGCCTTTGGAAAAGTTTGATTCATACCATTAATTAGACCTTGAATGATAAACTGACCAATTTTGTATGTCTCTCTTGAAGGTGAATGAATTCCTAAATGACCAGCAAAGCCTTTCACAATACCCGTGGCTTTATCTTTAATAGAATGAGCAAGACTTCCAGCTTCACTCGACATACCTTTTATTATTCCAGTGACAATAGCAACACCAATTCTAGCCATTGCTTTAATTATCTGTGGTTCATACTTATCAATGGTGTCTGCAGTAGAATTCAAGAGTCTAACAATACCCCGAGCCATCTTATTATCGAATCCAATTAAAGCTGTAATTAACGCATTAACAAATTTACTCGCGGCTCGTCCAGCTGCAAGCACAATTCTTGATCCAGCATTACCTATACCAGTAATGAAGTGAGCAATTGCTTCTCCACCAGCTTTTACAATATCAGCAGCATTCTTGGCCATACCAATCAAGAAATTGGCTATAGCTTCTACTCCAGCGGTAATTAATCTATTGATGTTATTCGTAATTCCGGTCACAATATGAATTATCATGTTAAAGCCAGCACGAATAAGTTTATCAGCATTGTTTGCCAGTGAATTGACGAGATTAATAATGATTGTGGCAGCTATTGTCACCACCCGACCAATATTATCACTAATTCCCTGGAGTAATTTCTCCAAAATGCCAAAACCAGCTTGAATAATCTCATCGCCGTGATCATCGAGAGCTTTCAGTGCAGAAAGTAACATGACAACTAATGCTTCAGCAATCTTCGGCGATGATTTAATTACCACTTCTGTTAGTGAATTAACAATCTTAACCATAGCATCAACTAATTGTGGAGCAACCTTGGCAAAGGCTTTAACAATTTGTAGTAAGCCAAGAACAGTATTTACACCCATTTCACCAATAGATTTACTAAAATCAATTAATGCTTGGATTAAAATCCCAATAGCAGAAGCACCAGATACAGCAATTGCACTGAGACCTAAGCCGATTAAGGCAATACCAGCACCAGCTAATGCTAAACCAGCACCGATAACAACTAATGCTGCTCCAAATCCCAATAATACAGGAATAGATGGAGCAAGAACATTGGCAGCCAGAACTATAGCTCCAAGTGCAATGCCCAATCCAACTAAGCTCTTGATGATATTGGCCCATGACTGATTACCAAGAGCAATCAGTGCTGGTATCAGAAGCGACAAACCAGCAGCAGCTATTGTTAATGCAGCAGCTCCAGTTAGACTTCCAGCCATAGCTTTCATACCAATAGCCAAGATACCCAACGCAACACCAAGACTTATTAAACCAGTTGCAAGTTGCTTAATGGGCGTTTGACCCATCTTTTGAACCGCACTTACAATCTTATCCAATGCTTCTGCTACTACAAAGAGACCTAGTGCGGTGATCACAACACTCTTGGGCATTAACTGCATAGCACCTGCTATAATGACCAGTCCACCACCAATGCCTATTAGACCCTTACCAATTGTCTTCAGATCCATGGCACCAAATTTAGCCATAACCTTTGCCAGAATATCGAGTGCAAAGGCAACAATAACCAAACCTGCGCCAGTTATAGGTAGAGTCTTAGGCATTAACCTCATACCAATTGCAATTGCAACTAGAGCTCCACCAACTCCAAGCAGACCCTTACCAAGCGAGACAAGGTCCATCTTGCCGAATTGGAGAACAGCGAGGGCCATGATATTTAAAGCAATGGCGATTTGAGTAATACCAAGACTGGCAATAGTCAAACCAATAGAACCCTTAGATAACACAACAGATGCTGCGGCAAGAGTTCCCAAGAGAATTGCAATTGCTCCCAAGCCTTTAGCTAATTCATCACCATTGAGTTTACCCAAAGCAAATACAGCAATGGCAAGTATGTCGATCGCGGAAGCCATCAGAACCAATGATGTTGCAATAACAGGAAGTTTAATAGTTGCTTTAGCATCAGTAAGCTTATTCATAGCAACCATAACGCCAATGAGTTCACCGAAACCAATAGCAATGGCACCCAGAGCAGAATTAAGTCTCTTAGGCTTGACGAATGATAAAGCCACAAGAGAAGCGCTCAAGAGGGCAATTGCAATAGCAATCTCCTCGAGCGTCTTTGCCTGGAGATTCTGCTGCATAGATTTGAGAGTGCCAGTTAAGCTTCCAAATGACTTACTGAGATTACCTAGAATTCCGCCACCAAGATTCTTAGCAAATCCTCTACCGAGCTGATTGCCAAAGATACCAAGAGTCTTCTCTAAAGTAGTTCCTCTGACAAACTTAGCAATCATTAATACCAAAGCGGCAAAGAGACCTGTTCGAATGGTGCTCAAAATTAGTTCGAAGTTCATATTCTGAATACCCTTGCTAATAGCAGGACCCAATCCCTGTAACGCACTAACAATGGCGTCAAGAATACGATGGAAAGTTTCCGAAACCTTGATCGGGACGCTCATTTTAACCGAAAATCCCCGCGGAGCAAATCCGTCAAACAGATGAGCAATTGCTTGAGCAACCTCATGTAATAATTTTACCGGTCCAGCAAGCACATGTGTTAAGCCAGCAAAGAACTTATCTAGACCCTGACCTTTACGAACAGCCTTGTCTAAGGCAACGATGAAATCGCCTATATTAGCAGAAAAACTGAGAAAACCACCACTACCAACCCCAACATCACCGATTAGCTTTCTGAATACACCTACGAATCCTTCGATGATCTGTCTGCCAATATCTAAAGCAGCAAAAATTCCTGCAAATGTCCTGCGGAGCTCATCGACAGTTTTCTGACTAGGCTTAAGTGTAGCGGTAAGCTTCTCGAATCGTACAGTCAAATCGAAAAGATCTTTACCACTCTTACGAGGAAAGATCTCACGGAAAGCATCTCTAATAGGACGAAGAACATCACCTAATGCTTGGAACGCTTCCTTGAGCGCCTTGATTAGAAGCGTACGTCCACCCAGAGTCTGCCAATCCTTTAAAATCTTGTTACGAGTAGCTGCCGATGCATTGATTACATTATTTAATGAGTTTGAAATATCAGTGAAAAGTTTCTTCGCTTGGGTAAGGTTACCAATAATAAGCTCAAAGCTTTGTGCCCAGCCAGTTGCAATGGTCTCTTTGGTAATATCCATTAATTGACTAAAAGTCTTAACTTGGGTTGCAGCTTGTAAAGCTGTCTTAGCTGTTGCCTGAATATCCTTGATTTGCTGTTTGTTAAAACCTTCCGCGGCAAGCTGAGCGTCGGTCATATCGCCCGTAAACGTCGATAACGTCTTAGTAAGGACATCAGAAGTAAGCCACGACGTCTTACCTGGTCCAGCCTGAATCGATTGACGGAAAGATTGTCCTGCGATCGAAACATTCTTCATCGGACCAACAAGCTTTAACTGACTATCTTTAAGTTTACCCATTGCCACAGCAGTTGTGGCTAGAGCTCGCTGGAAGACAGAGCCACCCATACCAGCATTGACAACTGAGTTCCAGTCCTGCAGGCTTACTCTACCAGCTGAGATAGCCTGTGAGAGCTGATACATTGCGGTAGATGCCTGATCAGCATTTGATCCAGATAATGCTGCTAAGTTAGCAATACCCTTAATTGCAGAGACAGCTGGCTTCAAGCCAACACCTGCTGCAGTAAAGGTACCGATATTCTTAGTCATCTGACCGAAGCTATAAATCGTCTTATTAGCATAGACATTAAGCTGATTCAGAGCGGCAGTAACATCTTTCATCTTGGTTCCAGCGGCCTGGGTATTTGCCAGAATAGTCTGAATTGCCTGTAACTTAGTCTGATAAATATCCAAGCCCTGAAGAAGTGGACCAATAGTTAATGCTTTAGAGAATCTTTCAGCAAAATTGACAGCCTGAATGGTAAGATGACCTATAGCTGCGCCCATCACAACATTCATAGCACTAAAATGTGCTTTTACACTATCTACAGATTTATTGAGGGGACGAAAATTTGTCGCATTAATGGATCTACTAAGTGTATCTAAACCTTTGCTGGCTCCAGTAAACTGAAGTGAGCTCTTCAACTTGTCAAGAGAAGCCATTGTCGTTCTAACACCAGCTTCAAACTTGCTATTCTCAAAACTCATTGCTACAACTTTGTCATCAATAGACGGCATTATTTCATCACCTCCTTTTCTACTTCAGCATTAATCTTTTCAAAGATCGGTTCTATTGCGGGCATAATAAAATCACGACCTTGTACATATCCGCCATTACGAGTACCGTGACCATATTGGAGAAGAATCACAACCAACTGACCACCCTCAATATCACTATTGTGCCAACGAATTGAGATATAACCAGATCTCTCCACAATCTCATAACGCCAAGAGTTAGCAGCTAATCCCGAATCTTTTGGAGTTGCCTCAGAAAGAGCATGCACTCCTTCTGGACCATATTTTTCTAGAATTGGCCTGATCCTAGAAGTGAAAGTGCTTGCACTACGAAGAAAACTCTCTATGTGATCAAACGATCCCCTTTGAGTGACATTGACTATCGACATTACTCAACACTCAGTCGAATAATCACGGCACCTGGATCACCCGAATTTCCATATGATGTCATGGATTTATTTAAAGGTGTAGCTCGAGCTCCGCCAGCTTTCCCAGCTTTTGCATAATATGGTTTATCTATGGCTACTGGGGTTTGCTTTTCTCTAGCAGTTCCAGGAGCAAAAACAAGTTCATCATTATCATAAGAACCTCTACCACCAGCTGTGGCTTTTGGTATTCTTATTTTCCAATCACCATCTTGTAATGCAATTGCTCCGCCCGCTCCTCCACCACCGCCTTGACCAATAATATCTGCATCGCGAATAAATAATTTACCTCTTCTTCCAGGAAAACCATCTATAACATCAATACCGCCAGTAACAACACCGTCTGTTCCTCCTAAAGCACCTCCACCGGCAGCAGTACGACCACCAAATCCTCCACTATTACCATTCGCAATTTGATCTTCATTAGCAGACAATGTTACAGCATGAAATCCGCCTTTACCACCACTAGCATTAATAAAATCACCGAAAGTAGAATAGCCACCATCCCCACCATCGGTTGCTAAAGTTGGATCATCTTCTGCATCATCACCATCTGCACCTGCATCACCAACAACAATTGTGGTGGTATCAGCTAAAAATTCTAGTAATCCGCGCATTCGAGCAAAACCCCCACCACCACCAGAGCCACCATAAGCATAAGTTTCCCAACCATTATCGGGATCATTACCATGCACAATACCACCAGTACCTCCCCCACCACCAATAACTATTGTCTCATAAATAGTATGATCGGGATATAAAGTTTTATCAAATGAATATGTGCCTGGTGAAGTATACATTAGAACAATTGGTTCTAATCTAGCTATTTTTCCTTGAAAGTTAATTCTCATGATTAGAAAAATCCTTGGAGAATGTCGGAAACTTCCGAAAGCGCCGGAAATCTTGGCTCTACTTCAGTAGTTCCATAAAGAATATCTTCAAATGCTTGTAGGTACGTGGGATCGACATCTCTTGAATCGACAGATACGTGCGCTGTGGGACGCCAATTAAACGAACCAGTGACTGGTCTTGCGCTAAGAACCCAACTAAACTCGGTTGGACTTGTCGATTCATTGATTGTTGGTGATTCATGAGCATCGGAATTAGCAATAACATTATATAAAAGATGAATCAAATAACCAGCATCAATACCAGCTAGATCATTTCCAATTTTTGTTCTATACGACAAAGAAAAAAGTTTTGGTGGTTGGTCATGAACACGTAATCCAGGAACATCAGTAGATCTTTGAATGCCATTAATATTATCGAATTCAACGGGGTATGTGAAAGCTTTTAAATTAGCTGAAAAATCGCCCGGAATTACATACTCTAAGACCTTTACTCCATCGAGGAAGATGTCATTATTCTCTTTACTAGTAGTATCTTCGATACTAGTAAGACCATTCCATGGAACTGCTATGCCATCGGGAAGATATAAAACTCCACGATCAACACCAGTTTGATAAACACGTTCTCCGGACTGATCCCAGACAAGAGCTGTCATTGTCACCCCCTTGTGCCGAGTTGTTTTCTACGCATTTCATTAAGTTCACGATTTCTAGCAGCAACTTCACTACGACTCATCTTAGTTGGCTTTGCTGCTTTGATGTTACAAACACGGATCAAAGTAAATAATCGATTGATATGCCAATTTTCACACTCAAATGGGATATCAAAAACAGTCATCCAATAATAAATGACTTCAGCTGTAACAATCTCTCTAGATTTAGGAGCCCCTGGTGCTTCATTGAACCAAGTTGCTGTCATCTTTGCATCGATGTATTCTTGAACTTGTTCAAAATTTTCTTCAGAAAGATTGTTATATACTTCTTCAGGAACATCAGGTGTCAATGTCATGCATTTCACATAACCAATAATATGTTCTGTTATTTTTTTCTCTTTATCTAGAAATGGTATTTCATAAATTGACTCCCATTTTGACAGTGAGACTAGAGAATGCTCTAGCTCCAGTTCTATATCGTCGACAGTAATGAATTCATTCTTTGTTTCGTCGAACATTTCCTTACCAAGGACAATGATTTTAAGCATTCTCCGGTCTCCTGTCACCTAATTCTTAGTTTAGTAGTCGTAGACCCATTCAGTATCGCCCTCAAGTTCATAACCAGCTGTGGGATGGGCGGTAATATCAGCAGTCTGACCAACAGTAAGGGCGGGCTGAGCGCCAGGCGACTTATTGACGCCATTAATCTTCCACTGTACACCAGTGACTGACGGAAGAGTAACAACATGAGTACCAGAATCATAAGTCGGCTGACTTGCCGCAACGCCCAGATCAACCATAGTTACACTACCTTCAAACATAGCAATAATCTCGTCAGGAAGAGGCATACGAGGAGTTCCACTCGTTCCATAGAGAATGTCGAGAAGATCGGCCAAAGTATCTGCGTCAACCTTAGTCGAATCAATTGTCAGCAGTGACGTTGGCTTGAAATCGGTGACATTTACCGGAGTGGTAGTAACTGCCCAACTGAAAGCAATTGCTGAAGGCGAATCATTAATGGTTGCATAAGCCTTCTCAGAAGGAGCGGCCTGAGCCCCATACATAAGATGTAACTTATAACCATGATCGGTACCATCGATATCATTTCCGATCTGAGTACGATAACAAAGACCGAAAATTCGACGATTCTGCTGACCAAGCGCTACTCCAGGAGAAGGTTCGACCGTTCCGTCACACTCCATAAATTCATCAGGGTATGTAAAGGCTTCAATAGTGCCACCAAACGTCTCTGCTGCAATTAGATTCAGATACTTAATATTGTCAGCAAACTGCGGTGAAGCATCAGCACCAGCAGGTGACTCGGTAACGGTCGTAAGACCATTCCAAGCTACACCATCGGTATAATCACCCGTCTCGTCCGGCAGGTATAAAACGCCATGATCCACACCCGTTTCATACAGGCGTTCACCCGACACGTCCCAAGTTAGGGCTGCCATTTGTATCCTTTCTTTTTAAACGAACACGCTATAAACGTCATGATTCAAATTTTCAGTTATATACGCACGATTAAATGAGCTCATTGGTAATGAAGCAACTTTTTTTGGAATTGCGCTATCGGGATCTTGATCAATAACCGTGACCATATAGCGTGTTCTAATGTCATATGGTTTGTCATCCGCAAATTTTGTATTAGCATTATCCCGTTTGTAAACAATACATGGATACTCTATTCTACTATTAATCGGAGGCTGAAAATAAACATTATCTACAAACGTTTTAAGGAGTAGGTGGAGTTTCTGTCGGACCGGGTCCATTATACACCTCCCCTAATGTAAGTAGAAGACGGGGGCGTTGAACTTCGACGTTAGTCACTGTCCAAAGAACCCCCGCCCATTCTACATACCGGATGGCAAAGAAATGATCGTTAGCATATGCGTCAGCAATGATACTGATCAAATTTGATACGCTGAGATCTGGAGTAAGATTCTCTCCTGGTTGGAGATTTCGCGTATTGCGAATAACATCTCCATAATAAGAACGCTCAGTAATATTGTCGACAAATATGCCAGACCCATCTTCTGTTTCTACAGATTCTCCATACCCAATACGACCATAGAACCTTGCCATGAAAGACCTACCTTAGCTGTTGTTCTTGAACGTCCACTCATCGTGGATGTTATCTGCGAAGTAATAGCCAGAAGCAGGAACGGCGTACACAGTCAGTTCCTCATCCGGATCGAGCGTCACAGGAGCACCAGTCGTAAGGGTGCTGTCGTCACTCTTATCCTTATAAGTGACATTCGCAGTGGTCTTCACGGTCACAGTAGTACCATCGAAGTCAGGCCGCTCAGGAACAACAAGCGTCCCACCAGCAGCTGCACGCTTAATCACAAGCGCGGAGCGAATCTTAGTGAGAGCTCCCGAGAGACGAGTCTCATACAGGTACTTGTACTGGTTGTAGTCGATGTCGAAGAAATCGAAGAAAGTAACCTCGCCACCCTTATCTGCACCAATGGTATAGTCTCTCAGATTAACGATGATGCCAATAAGATCGGGCTCATCTTCCATAACCTCGACCGTAACGATATCAGAAACACCGATCTCCGTAGCAAGATCCGACGCACTCTTCCACAGACGATGACCAAACTCGTCTCTAGTGAGAAGAATGTTGGTAAGAGACGGCAATGTGGTATAAAACGTAGCCCCACCCGATCCCTTGTATGAACCCATTGCCGTAGTAAGACCATCCACAATCTCCGTACCAGTTGCGGAGTCATCCACAGTAAAGGTCGGAGCATAGAGCTCGTGATCATTAAGGATGGAACGAATGCCAGCACCCTCAGATGCGCCAGCCGGATCGGCAATCTTGTCAGGATCGTCAATATCACGACCATCACCAATAAGAATTGCGCGAGCAAGCTCCTCGTCGAACATGAGGCGCATCTCAGCCTTAAGCCAGATCACAACGTCGAAATCGGTGATATCGAGGATATCGTCCCGGTCCAACCGCTGCTTCTTGTACACCGTAGCCGGAGTGGTCTTACGCTTTGAGACGCTGAACCACTCTTCCTTCTTGAAGTTACCCTTAACATAACCCTTTGCCCGAGCCTCTGCGAAAGTCAGATCCGCAACAAGAGACTTAACCCTGGAGAAAGGAGAATGCCTAGTGCCGTTCAGAACATTGGTAACCCACTCGATGCGCCTAGCATTGAACTCGGGCGTATCAGTGACATTACGAGCTTCCGGAAAAAGGACGTCGATGTTCTCGATACCATGCTGAAGAGCATAAGAGTCGACGGCATCTCTTAATGACCCCATTTTCTTAGCAGTATCAACGATCTCAGCGAGATCACTATGACTTAGAGCATCGTGTTCGTCGTCCTTTTTGCCTTCGCGCTCCTCGAAGACGTTGCGCTTCATGTGTCGCCCTTTCTTATCGTCATTATCATGAGCAATATCTTTCTTTACGTTATCAACAGCCGCACCCACCATAGTATGTACAGCATCTTTCTCATCGGGCGACATTGCATCATAAATTTCCTGAATTGACCGAGTCTCGGCATGTGTAGCTTCCTCAGGAGTCTCTTCCTCTCCTTCAGGAGTCTCTTCCTCTCCTTCGGGAGTCTCCTCCTCTCCTTCGGGAGTCTCTTCCTCTCCTTCGGGAGTCTCCTCCTCTCCTTCGGAAGTCTCCTCCTCAGAATCACCATGCCGAATAGTCAAACCAGTATAAATAATTGCTTCGTCGTCTAAAGTGACAATCTCTCCATCACCATGGGCAATAGCGATATTATCAATAAGAGCGCCAGGATTCGCTCCCGACAATACTAGACTTACCTCACGAATCATTCCGTGAAGAACCTGCCTAGCCTTTTCTGTAAGCTGATTGGCGTAAATCGACAACGACTTGACATCCTCATGCTGAACCACCATCTTTGCATTCTTGCCCTGAGGAGTATCATTACAATAAGCATAACAATAAACGCCGTCATCTCTATGCTCTAGCTCAACATAACCAAGAATATTATCTGGAGAATTATGATTATGCTGCCAGACCAAAGGAACTCTTTCATTATCCTGATGTTTAAATGCACCAGGTAGAATTGTCCGGCCGTCAGAGCATTTAAGACCAGCCTTTGTAGCGTAGCCACTAAAGTCAGGCTTAGCCTTTCCTCCCATTTTGACGGTTCCTCCTAACTATTGGGAACTCTCATTATCCATTCTTCTTAGCTGCGAACAAAGATCGTTGTATATTAATAGCGGCAGTAAGATGACCTTTGATCTCAGTGATTTTATTCTTAAGCTCAACGACAGGATCTTTCGACGTTGTGGCCTTCTTTGCTGGATGTTTAGCTTTTTGAGTTTTTGCTTTATTAGCAAGCGTCTGCTTATGACTTTGTCTATAGTGTTTAGATTTTAAAGCAGCTTTTCTTTTATCAGCTACAGTTGGTTTTTTATTAGCAGTTGCTTTTTTCTTTTCGGCCTCATGAAGCATATTTTTTAGTTTATCACTTAGTTCATGAAGACGATTGGTAATGTCAGCAACTCGTTTGGCAGCGTAAACATCTTGTTCAATTAACTGTTGGCGCGTAAGAGTGATTGTCTTTCCATTACTTAGTCTAACTGTATAATTCCCTTTTGCCAAATTACGTGTATGTGAACGAACAACTACAGAACGAGATGGATGACGACCTTTTAAGTGTCTAGTTCTGATATAATATTCATGAGCTTTTACTGGATCATATGGAGCTCCAGCATGCATGAGAATTGTGCCATCGCTTAATCTCATGGTCCATTCCCATTCGACGATGTTAATCCAGCAAACGCATCGTTAATGGCCGAATCAATTTGATCAAATGAAGATGCCATATCGGCTATAGCAGGATTATCTCCAGTTGGTGCAGCTGTATCAACTGGAGCACCAGTCGTCGGATCAACAGTAGTACCTGTCATATCCACCGGCATATTAGCATTAACTAATGAATCAGCTTTCGGATCGGGATGTGGTTTCCAACCAATAACCTGTCTAATCTCATTCGATGTGGCAATTTCATTACGAGTAAACTTATCAGCAATTTCCGCAATATTTGCAATTGGGATTAACTTGAACGGATCTCTAAAGAACATGACCGATTGCTTTTGGGTGCGAGCCGTTTTGGTTAAAAACTTTCGTTTAAATTCTTCGGTAATGGCCGTCAGAATCGGTTCAATTGTTCGATTCCAATAATTCAGCATAACTTTCTCATCGGCCGTTCCGTTCATAATTTCTGTGGTTATACCCAACTGACCATACAATGTCGTTGCCAAAAACTCAATTTGAGCCATCATATTATTTTCAACAGGACGATTAAGTTGAGTAATCTTCTCGGTACCATCTGTATAGGCAATTCCGTATTGACTACCCTTCAATTGAAACTCAATATCCTTGCGGCGAATTTCGGCCTGTTGTCTACGAGCCTCCGATTTAATTACATATGGAAGCTGGATGATAAGATCGAGTTTTCCCGAAGCAGATATTTCATCCACAGAATCAAGTAAATTAAGTTTATGGAACAAACGCTGCAATGTTCCATTCTGTTCGTTCATTACAGAATATAAAGGATTCTCAATAATGGCCACAGTTTCTTTGGGAAGAGTAATCTCTTGTCTCATCCCAACAGTTTCATTATATAAGCTTACACGAACGTGTTTTGGATACCAAGACACAATAGTACCCACACGAAGTGTTAAAATGTCATATCCGCCAGATTCGATTGGATTAAGAGATGTATCAACTGGAACAACTGCAGCACAACCACTATCGAAAAGTGTCATAGCAATATCTTGACGAAGAGCTCGCGCGGCTTGATCAATATTGGCTTCAAGAGTTAAGCATTCATTAAGTCCACTATCAATATCTTCTAAATATCGATCTTCTTCATCTAATCGCACATGGCGCATATCAATCGAAGCTATATCTATACAAAGACGAGTATAAATTGAAGTAATGATTGATTTATCATTACTAAATCTAAGTGATCGCCTATCTTGTCTTGCCGATCCATAACTTTCTGTGCCATAATAAGGCGCGTAAGGACGATTGTATGCTTGCTGTTGTTCTTGATTAGTGAATACATTCCAGGCGTGTTTTAAGAAGGATCCAATTTGAGCCACGCTCACCTCCCTTCTAACATTTTATTTTATTGCACTTTGTATCATCATATCATCATAACTTTTTAAAGGAAATTCAATTCCTTCAAACTCTGCAAACCAGACAGCAATGCGATCAAAACTTACATAATAAATCCCTGGATAATCTCGATTATCAGGTTTTGCAGGTGAAGTTGGATACCCAAGTGTTAAATGTGGAATCCATTCTGAAAATTGATCGGGAACTAAATCGTATGCTGTTCGAATATTTGGTTCTTGTAATAAAGAAGATCTGAAAGAATTTACAGAATCAAATCCACTCCATTGCGATTTCTTAAAAAATAAAACATCTGCTTTATCTGGTCCTAATACTCCTCGTTTATCCACATCCATACCAAAACGAAGAAGCATTTGATCGGAAGCATGTTGTGTAAATGAAATAATTTTGCCCAAATTTTTTACATTTAATAAATCGCCAAGAAATAAAATAGTCATATGAGGAACTTTTTCACTAGAAATTTTATTTACATAATCATCTTCCGTTGGAAGTGCTACAATAACCACATTTGGCATCTTATTCGAACGCCTCCTTATTAATTTTATATGCAATCCAGGCATCCATAAGAGCAGCAACATTATCGATCTTTTCGTCTTGTCTTCTCTTCAAAAGCTTACGATTGCCATTACTATCTTCCATAGTAATAGCGTTGCCCATTGCAAACGACATTAACGATTGATCAAATATAAGTAATCGTTGTTCACTCATTATTTTGATCTCACCCAATGGAACTGATTCTGTTTTAGCTCCCTGAATTACTTTCTCAATTCCAAAAGGTCCATTCTCAGTTTCCCAGCGATTGACAAATTCCTTTGCATTATAAGGATCATAACCCAAAGTTCGAACATCGTATTCTGATGTAAGAATAAATTTATCCAGATCTTCATAAACTTCCATGATGTCTAGAATATTACCATTCATCACATGAAGACTTCCTTCATTAATAAATTCTTCATATTTTTGGCGCATAGCACCAGGAAGTTTCATCAATGTGAGTTCAGTAATATAACTTCTAGTCTTTACTCCGAATTTCTCTCTTCCCAACGGGAATAAGAAAGTGAAAGCACAGAAGTCATCCCCTTGCGAAAGATCTGCACCCAAACTACAAGGCATTTGCCAGAATTCTCGAGAACGGTGTGGAAGGGTCTCTTCGTATGTAAAGAAATACGTATAACCCTCCATAGGGATTCCGAAACGCTTTGCGAGAATATCGTTTCGAGAAGCAGGAGCCTTTTCAGCACGTTCCACATCCAAATGATACGTTTCATATGAGACAGTTGCTCCTAAATTTGGATTAGCTTTTACCCACATAGCTGGGTTAGCAACTTCTTCAAGATCATCTAATTTGTAATGCCAAATCGAAACATGAGGCGCTAAATATTCACCCTTGAGAATATCGGCAAGCTCCATTTTGATTGTATCACCAGAGCCTGCTCTCACAGTTCCCTCGGAACTAACTGCGATGATAAGATAATCTTCAAGCTTAGAAGCACCCTGTTCAACAGCGCCGACAACATCCTCACGAAGATCTCCCGATAGCCATTCATCAATTGTGGAAACTTTAGGACGCAAGCCCTGAAGCTTATTGATAGCCATCGGACGAATCTCTAATAATGATCCAGTGAGAAAATTCTCAATACCCTTCTTAGTTGCCGCCAACTTAACTCGAAGAGCTCGAGACCCCGTGGTATTTTGAAGAGAACCTTCGGTAAGGAACTTGAACAAAGGTCCTCGTGCGCGCGTGATAGAAGTCCTAATTGGTGACATGACTTCTTCAGCTTGTTTCATTGTCGGCGCTGTGGTAACCTGATGTGTCGTTGATGTATCGACATTAAGAAAGAAAGATTGAATTAACGCCGCATACATAGATTTTGCTGCTCCACGAGCAACAATTAAATATTGTTTAAGCGTGAGACGTTTCTTGATCAATCTTTTTTCGTAATGTCCACCGTGATTATCTTTTGTTGGAACATAAACGCTACGCTCAACAAAGTAATACCAGCCAAAAACTTGCTCGGCCCAAAGTTTGAACGTATCAAGAAGATGTAAATCAGATCCATCGGTTAAAGTCATTTCCCCTTCACAGAAGCGGATAAATCCTTCAACAGCTTGATCGTCATAAAAGATATTGGGATTAGCAATGAGCGCATCAATTCGGTTCATTTCCATAGAAATCTCGCGATTTACAGGGATTTCTCCTCTGAGAACAGCTTCACGAAATTGACCATAATAAATTGGTGTTGCCGTATTAGATAAACTCATACACTAACCTCTTTAAAATACATCCTCTATAGAAATAATATCATCCTCTACTAGAACTGGAGGAAGAGGAATGTCATTTTCTCTCACAACATTTAAACGCCATTCAAACTCTTCGATCTGACGATCCATTGCATCAAGTAAGTATGATGTATTTGGGGGATCAAACAATCGTCTAACCTTGAGATACACATATGACTTAATTGAGTTGAATCTAGAATCATCCTCAACAAAATCTTCCCAAACAGCTCGTTCATCTTCGATCATAAAGCCCTCAACGGGACCAATACCTAATTGAGTGAGAGTAGAGAGAGAAGTATTAATATGAGTAATAATATCGAGATCATATGCCGTATAATCGTCCGCAACCCCTAAGATCTTCTTCGTACTATTGAGAATACTATCTTCCATTATTTTACCCACTCTCTTGGCAAACTAAAATTATGTTATTCGGTAGTTCCACCATCGGGTTCCGGAGCAGGCTCAGCAGCAGGCTCCTCAGAAGTAGACTCAGTAGCAGGCTCAGAAGCTTCCTCAGCCTCAGAATCAAGAACTCCACCGTTACCATCCTCAGTGGACTCAGAAACAGGCTCCTCAGAAGTAGGCTCTGACATAGGCTCCGCAGAAACAGGCTCTGCAGGAAGAGGCTGCTGTTCTCCAGCAGTTCTCTGATTATGCTCATCTCTTGCGGCTGCTCGCTCTGCGTCGCGCTGCTCTTCCATAGCCTGTTCGTCACGCTCTTCCATTTTATCTCCTTATTTTGGCTTATTTTTACTACGCTTAATTGTAATACCACTAGCACCAAATTTATGAACAAGACGGGGTAAAATACCCAACACTTTCTTTTCGGTTGCACGCTTTGAAAATAGAATTTTCTTATGACCATTAACACTTGTGGCAATCACAAAATATGGATCTTTCGGTGGCAAAACTGTATGCTGCTCAGGAACATGAATTCCCACTCGAAGAGAACTAATGCGATGCGTTGCTCTCTGAACTCGATCGTTCCAGTTACCATCTATGGTATGAACAAGTCCAGTTGATGGGTCAAATCTTTCAAACATACTAAGATGTCCCGAACCTTCGTTCCAAACACAAGCATCACCAGGCACTAACCGACCAATAGGCTTAGCCCAACCATGTTTCTTAGCCCAATCCCCAAGAGCATATGCGCCTGGAGAACGATAAGGAAATGGATGACCGGCTTCCGCCCAAGAAGTAAGCCAAAGAGTGGCACACCAGGGGTAACCTTCTCCAGCAACAAAATCATGCTCTTCAAAAAAACTTACTCCACCCGACGGATTTGAAACCTGAATTGGACCTCGATTTGAGTGAGTTGGTGATTCATGAACACCAATGCAATGTGTCGCATAAGCATGCGCTTTTTCATGTTTTGGATAATCGGTCATTAATTCTCCTATTTTAAGCCATATAAGTAAGAATTACCCTTCCTGAGGCTCCTGGCTGCGAACCCGTCTTCTGCCAGCAGTGCCCGCCCGCACCACCGCCAGGACTTGTGCCATTTGTCCTTCCCGTATCGGACGAGTAGGTACCACCATTGCCTCCACTGCCTCCTCCGTTGGCACCCACGCCTCCGGAACCTCCCGTGTTGGTTCCAACTCCACCTCCACCTGCTGCTCCAGTTGCACCAGTGCCCGTTCCGATATTACCGCTAGCACCACCGCCACCTCCGCCATTGTGCGTGCCGCTCGGTGCTCCGCCCCCACCTCCCGATGCTGTTATATCGCCGACACAGGACGCTGCAGCTCCTCCGGGCGCAACGTGGCCGCTTGTGGTATTGCTAGCTTGACCACCCACCGCAGAACACGTTACCGACGAGTCGCCTGTAAAACTTGACGTCCCGCCCACACCCGCCGCTACACCTGCACCCACCGTTACTGTGTATACCTGACCTGGAGTGACAGGAATACTGTTACGCTTCGCGTAGGCTCCACCGCCACCACCACCAGAGGGATTCGATCCAGCGCTCGGAATGCCTCCACCAGCCCCATAAGCTTCAACAAAATCAATACTTGTTACACCTGCTGGACAAGTCCATGTGTCAGAAGAATTAAAAGTATCTACATGTTGAGTTAAACTAGACGATCGTTCTGATATCGCACCTCGTCTTGCTGAGAAAAGAGATCCAATAAGAATTGAAATAATAATTTTCATGCGCTAAGATTTCCTTCTAATGCCCACTCATCTGTAGCACGTTTTCGCAAAGTAGCCGATGCATATTGAGCACTTAATTTTAATTTTGCACCAGGACTACGAATAGTAACTCCGCTTCCAGCAGCGACAGTAACTTGCCCAGCTCCCTGCTGCCACAATTCAACAATAGTACCTATAGGAAATGCTACGGATGAATTTGGTGGGACAGTTAAAGTTATTGCCGAAGCATTATTTAATTCAATAACTTCTCCAGCATCACCAAGAACTAAAGTATAAGTAGTTCCAGTTTGATTATTAGCTGTAATAGCACTGAGAGCAATTGCTATAGCAGCTTTAAGATTCGACCAAGTTAATTTCTTTAATACATTTGAAGCAGCACTATCAACAAGAGGTATCTCATCCGCATCAACAGGAGTTGTTTTACTCGTAGCAGCATGAGTACCAGGAGCAATTACTGTAATATCAGCAGAACCATTAAAAGCTTGTCCATCAATATTACGACTATTTTGAAGTGTAGTTGCTGTTCCAGCATTACCACTTACACTTGTCTGATCACCAGTATTTGTTCCTGTTGAAGTACCAGAACCAGATGGATAAAGTGCATCGAAGTAAGTCTTAAGTGTTGCTTTTAGATTTGCCCAGGTAAGTTTCTTTAAACTGAAAGAAGCAGCACTATCGACAAGCGGCATTTCATCCGCATCCACTGGTGTGGTTTTGCTAGTAGCAGCATGTATATCGGTCGCCTGAATTCCATCAGCACCAGCAGGCCCTGTTGCTCCAGTTGGTCCTGTAATATTTGTAATGGGACTTCCCCAAGAACCACTAATTTTTTTATATACATCTCCATTAGATTCATCGAAATAATAATCGTTATCAACGCCAGTTCCACTTGATGGAACGCCAGAACCCGAATACCACGTTGAACCATTTAATCCATCAGCACCAGTAGCTCCATCAACACCAGCAGGACCAGTGGGACCAATCGGTCCGACTAAATTAATTTCAAATATCCAAGTTGAAGATCCGGTTTTTAGATAAACGTCGCCAGATGATTCATCAAAATAATGATCATCAATAATACCAATGCCACTATCGGGAGCTCCAATTCCAGAATACCATGTTGCACCATCAGCTCCTGTGGGTCCGGTAGGTCCTGGATCTCCCTGAGGTCCCTGAGATCCCGCTGGTCCAGCAGGTCCTTCGGCCCCAACAATTGGAAATACATCCCACCAATCATGTACAGTATCTAAAACTGGATCATGATCAATATTTACTGATTGCACAGAAATATAAATTTCATTATCCGATCCCACAACAACATCACGAAGATCATATGTTGTTACATTATCCCACGTACCTTGCCAAGTAAATGATTGTCCTGGAGTTCCTGCTGGTCCCTGAATACCAGGATCTCCTTGAGGTCCCTGAGGTCCCGGTATTGTTGAATCCGCTCCGGCTGGACCGGTATCTCCTTGTGGCCCAGGTGGACCCATATCAGAAATTAATGTTACACCCAAAACTGGTTCTGGTATATCAATCTGAACTATTACCGGGTCCCATTCAACCACAACATTAAGTTCATCTAGTGGCATCTGGATCACACTCTACTTTACCTTGTAAGAGAGTTCTGGGTTGAGCACCATCTGGAGTCCACTCTACATCCCAAACACCTTTAAATTTTTTACCCAAAACAACCAAAGCTTGTGTATCTGCTCCAGCTAAGGTTAGAACAGCTTTTCCAGTTGCTAAATCGGTATCCGGATCAGTTAAATCAACAGTAAATGATGCCGCTGGAGCAGTATCAGCATATTTTGCTCGAATTTGAGCTCTAAGTGTACCAGTTAAATTTACTGGATTGGCATCCTTATCTGTAATTACAAGAGGAAACCGAACACCATCTCCAGCATATAGAACAAGATCTAATTCTTGTGGCGTAAGATCAATCGTTTCTGGTGTCGACATCCCTCTTATCCTTTTGTATCGTCCTCTACTATTCTAGCGTTTATAGGCTCATCCGGTAATTTATCTCGAATCTCTTTGAGTAATTTATGTGTTTCATTATGATTTTTTTGTGTAGCTGCACTATTACTAGAAATAATTTCTAAAACCGAAGTTAAATCGGTTTTTGCTTCCATAATTTTAAGTTGAGCGTTAAGTTCAGCTATTTTATCTTTAAGATTATGTCGAATTTCTTGTTGCTCTTTTTCAAATACTAAACGTTCATCTTTTGCTTCGTTAAGTTCTTCTTGTAATCGTTCTTTGGCCGCGCGCTCACCCTCAGCTTCTTCTCGCCAAATATTAGCGATCTTAGAACGAATAGTAAAACTTCCAGCTACAACAAGAACCAAAGCTCCCAAAAGTATTGTGCCAAGAGTTATTTGACTACGAAAATCAATATCTGTAGCAATAAAACCCGCGGATGCAGTGAAAAGAATAGCAAAATTTCCAAGAATTTTATAAACTAATGGAAGCATGGGACTCGGGCTCATAAAATAAGACTCTTATAGATAAAATGTATTTTAATTTTATTAGCCACTCCACCTCCTTACCAAAGATTTGTATCTCCTGATTTTCGTTCAATGGGACCCCTTGGTAAAAGGTTGTTATTCCCATAATGAATTGCATTATGAGTTCGTAAGGATGTTGTGATAAGAAAATCTGGATCTAAAATCCATTCTTCGCCATGCCGAATATCTTCAGCAGTTATTGGATTCATATGATGGACAAGTAATCCATAATGAACTTCAAATCCTCGAATTCCTAAATCACAACCTTCATCTCGAACAATAACTAAATCCCTAACTGATTTCCATTCTCGACGTCTGTAAAAATACTGATTAATCCATCGATCAAATCCAAAAGTACTTCTTCCAATAACTCCATCTAATTTAAGATAATCAAATCTTTCTTCAAATGTATCTAAATTTTGAAGTTCGGAATAAGTTCTAACTTTCATCGTTTCCTTCGATATCCGCCTCGGGAGTCTCTCCAGAGTAAGAACGCATAGCATCCAAAGCTTCTTTATACAATTCTTCAACACGTTTTTGAGATTCTAGAGCTTCTATTTTAACTTTCGTTAATTCATTTTCATGTCTTAAACGCTCTTGTTCGAGGATTTCACGAGTTGATCCTAATTTTAAAAAGTGTGTAATTACTTGAGAAGAAGCGGTCCCGTTGCGAATTTGCTGCTCGGCTAAATCCATTGCTTGAGAAACAACTTGATTCTCACGACCCTCAGGAGTTGTCGCGGGTCTGTGGCGAGATTTCTCAGGCTCCGAGCGCCTTCGCCTAGCAGGCACGCGACCTCCTTTCTATTTTTTAAGACTCCTCTATAATAATTTTATTACGAAGTTGGAATAAGTCCTGCGTCACGCAGAACCGCAAGAATACCCTTGACCGCATCATTAGTAGCAACAGCTTCGGCCTGTGTATATGATGCACTAGGTGATCCTGGATCTGCAATTGCAGCATGAGTCGAAGTTCTCTCGAGCTGATCATCGATAGCAGCATCTACCTGAGCCTCATGAGGAACATGCTCGTCGTGTCCAGCAACTTCAGACATTGTTAATCCTTTCGTATTGTTTTTTTTATACTATTACTTACTTCAAATAATGTTTTCTATGACTTCTCTATGACTTTAACCCCAGTTAAATAAAAATGTTTTTTCAAAATTTTCCGCCGGGGTTATTTTCAGG